TTTCCGGGTAGTATGTTTTTTATATTGACCTCGATGCCGTTGGTGCGTAGTATATCGACCGCCGAAGGTATATCCGTATGATGGACTTGGGGCATTTCGTCCCGGTCGTAGGTGGTTTCCATCACATACTTAATTACCTCCAAAAAGTCTTGGTAGAGCATCATGGTTTAAATATCAATATTTTATGACCTCTATACCATTATGATCTCCGGCTTTAAATGTACCCATCATCCCAGATATATCATACTTTTTAAATCGGACTCGCTTTGCAGTAATACTCGGCAAATTCCCTCGAATACCACTTTTTGCAAAAGTTATACTATAATCATCGACCGCAGTTACAACATAATATTTTCCACTATCCAACCCCCGCAACATCACAAATCCGTGTATCAATACCAGTGATCCTTTTTTTAGATTTTCAACGTCTTCGGACTCCGTCATTATCTTCCGAATCGCCGTTTCGAGAATTTTGATATTTTTCATATTTTTTCCTTTGTTTAAATCCTTGTTATCCTAAACTGATGTCCTTCATCGACATACCGTATTGTATCGCCACCATCAAATAAGCATTTGAACACGATTTTGTAATACCGTTCTGGCAACAATGAATCGCAATCAAGCGTAATATAATTTCCGGATGTATTACAACCTACTTTGGTACCAAGGTCGTTGAATGGTACTATTACTTCATCAGTCACTACATCCTGAATCTGGAAATATGACGACGTTGGTATCCGGTTTGATATTAGGTAATTTGATGATGTGGCGTATGTTAATGTAGGGTATCGTGGTCGGACGTGTAGTTTTATTTTAGTGACCTCGCCTTCGCTATACACTTCACGCAAGTTCTTGGTACTCAACACAAAATCTTCGTCGGATATTTCGGTGAACGATCCGGTGCCTGAATTGTCGGTCGAATCCCAATACGCTTCTAAACGCGGCATATATACCGTGTGCGACTCACGCCCGAAAAACTGGAGCAAGCCCATCACCGACGAATCACGCTCCAACACATCAGAAAACTTCAACACAAATCCAGCGTTCTGGATCGACCCACTTAACCACGAATTGACTATACTGGTCACGTCAATCCGAACGTCTGGAGCCGCTGCACTAAAGGACTGGGAACAAATTGGCGTCGTGTACCAATTACCACCTCTCGGAACTACGCCGTATGAACCGGTTGTACCTGCGGTGTATGACGATGTTGCCCATGAGCCTGATTGTAATTTGGAATCCTTGTAGTACCACGAAACACCGTTTGTTATCGCCGGATTGTTGTTGTAAAATCCGGTACCGTTTGTCCACGATCCGGATAGTGGATGAGCGTACAGCGTGTAGTCGTAGGCAAGACTTTCGGCAGATGTAGCCCTAAGGGCTAAGTAGTACCGGACTGCACCCGTCATTTTGCTCGTAGGAAATTGTCCAAGGTCAAAATAAAGAAAAGCCCGTGAATTATACGTAGCGTCATAATACACGGTCGAATCGTTTTCTAACGACGGCGAACCAAATGTCCACTTACCGATTTCGAGTATTTCGTCGACACCCGTATTCTTTTCCGGGTATTGGGAATACACCGTCGCATCTTTTGTTGGATATATGACCTTGAACATTATTACCCTATATTACATACCATCACTATTAAAGATCGTTGTATTTTTTCAATAAATTTTTAGGAACGAACCCTTTACTTGTAGAAAACAAATCTTCTTGGGTAACGATATGATCCCCCGTAGGAAGACACCCTCCTATAAATACATTTAACACCATTACATACGGCTTACCACCATGTGCCTGACGTTGCGAATATAATTCTGCAACTGAACGATCTGTTGTTACCCAAGACCCGGATCGGAGTTTACTTCGGGTTATACTTTTTGCGTTTTTCTCCGAAGTACCATGATATACCATCAGCCAGTTGACATCATCACGCAACTTAAATTCTTCACGCATACGCTTCATTCGCATTTGAGTGATATTGTCGTGGACGATTTCTTCAAAAATATTATATAAATTCATCTTATACTCCCATTTTCAATGAAATATTGCATCATTTCCGCTGACTCACATACAAACGAACTTGACTTGGTTAGGTTCTGTTTCCACGGGATGAATCGTAGGTTCTTGATGTCACCTATTATTTCCGGGGCTATATTATTATCAAATCCAAACTTGATCGATACTATGTGATCCAAATGATATGCACCTCTTTTTCCTGAATGACCACGCTTTTCGTTATTTTCTAAAATGTTCAAGGGCTGACGTTTTGTTAAGTCGTCAACCCTGTTCTTGTAGTAGATAAATCGTGCCCTATCGTTAACGAATTCATCGAAGGACATTTTGGTTCCTTTATTTTATTGACCTTTCAAAGGGCTGTCGCACATTTCATAATTCTTATACCAACAATGTGGAGAAGGAATCTGACCACTTATTAAACCGTCATCCATAAACAGATCATCATCTATGTTACGAGTTACGAATCGATATATATTTTCATCTGTAAATGGACGATTTGATATAGTTTTAAGTCTGACCCAACTTCCGTCCGGAATAAAATGCTGTTTTTTAATTTCTTTCTTATTCATATTCTATATTTTAACTATACTGATTATTTTAACCTTCAACCACACGAACTTTAAAGTCCCGTCTTGGATACTTGACCTGAAAAATACTCGGCGTCATCGGGGGATACAATATACCGTTACGGGTAGCCGTACTTACGTCGTAATAATTATTTGAATAATCACCACCAACCAAATTTAACACTTCTACATTCGATACAGTCATCACGCCTTCAACCCGGTCAAGTAAGGTTCGTATATCCGAAATAATCATGGGCTGGTTTATGCCCATCTTTTCCGGCTGTAAAAACTCGATCAAAGCGTCTATACATCTAAGTATGACTTCGTTTGAGTTTGCATTTGGCCGGGTCAGTATATCCACGTTAATGCCTATGTCCACGATGAAAGGATCGCGTACCGTTATGGCATCGGTCATCAGCCGGTAATTTGCAAGGTAATTCATCAAATTGGACTTGATCGCATCATTACACGACACAAACTGCTTGTTTTCATTGTACGATAACACATACAAGTTTAGTGCGTTCGGATTCGGGATTGATTGTTTGATCCAACCGCCTATCTGCTTATCCTGTTCTATGTAGGCTTTTGCTATCGCACCGTACTTGGCTGGCATCGTATAGCAGCGTAGTATGTAGTCGTCCTTGGTTACTGCTCTATTTTGGGCAGCAAAGTTGGACATAGCTTCTTCTCTAATCTGGTCAATTGGTTTTTTATTTTGACCTCCAAATGCAGGTGCGGCGTTATTCACCGCAAGCGAATCGCGAATAGTCTGCAACACGACCGAGTTCGTGCTATCCACCGGATCGACTATATCCACCGAAACAAGTTGCGTAATCGTGTTAGCCGACACATTATCAGCCAACCCATTAGCGACCGCATACGTCACCGTCAAGGTCGTATTGGACGGCGTAGTGCCGTATGTACGCGTGTACAGGAAATTCATCGGGTCGACCGACACATCTTCAGCACGCTCGAAATACGGCAAGCCGATACCAACATTGAATGGGTTCGGTACAATTTCTTCGTCAGCCTCGGAACTAAGGCCCGAACCAAACTGCATTTCAAGTAGATCGTCTTTCCGGTACCGCGTAACGAATCGGTGTTCGGTCTGCTTGTAACAAAGTAAGTACGGGGCGGATGATTTGTACTGGGAAAGGTCAGTATTATTGAAGGGTAGATTGCGTATCGGAGTTGGAACGATGTCCTTAGCAAGGTAGTCGACCTCATACCACGTGTTGTTATCCGAATCCGTTACCGATACGATTTGTGTAACGTTTGTTTCCCGAATAACAACCTTATCGTAAATCTTCGGGTCAGTAAAATCGAACGTAGCCGTTTTGAGTTCACCAGAGACCGCACGAACGCGTTTCTTGGCTAAGTAGTATTCGACCTCACCAGTCTGCGTAACGGAGTACACGGTGGTCGTGGTGGGGTCAAACGACGAACTAAAACGGAAGTCCACATCATCGGTGGAATAGAACTTGATAGCGTCGGTACCTGTGGTGGAAAATACCGCACCGGATTTGACGAACAAACCGTAACGCCAGTCTGGGCGGGTATCATTGCCGGAACCTATTGAAGGCAACAACTGGAATATGTCCATATCCACTTGAGCCGGTACGGTAGTCTTGGCCTTGTATCCAAGTGACTGGGCAAGCCGCATCATGTTGATGCGTTCATTGGCTGTGTACAGGAAGGATTCGGCTATCGACGTGTCAGCTGTGAACGATAACACGTCACCTACATACGAGGCCATCTCAACGAAGATTGCTGCCGGATTTGACTCGTTTTGGTCAACAAGTTGATTTGGAAAATAGGACTTGGCAAAGGTGTACAATGCCTCCCTAAACTGGGCAAAGTCCCGGTTCACATATTTTATACCGACCTTGCGGTTTGATAGTGGTGGCAATTGTGTATCCTATTTTTTAAAATTTTATGGCAAGATTCTTAGTCACTATCTTCCCAACCTTTCAATTGATTTAAGTTAACACCGACCGGACGCAATCCGTATGGCTGAGCATCCAATCCACTATCGAACGTATAACCAACCGATTCAACTTCATCGAGAAATTCGGCTATTTCATCATAATCCATACCGTCTTCAATCTTATCAGCATATTTGGATACGATTCTTTTTAGGTTAGGCGGCTGCTCATCATAATATTCAAATAAATCGTGATAGACTTCTCCAGTCTGTGATTCATTTAAAAACTTTATGATAGCAGTTTTTATACGACTTGATGGTTTTCGTAATCATTAATTATTGTATCTGACTATCCGCATATTGTACAGTAGGCACCTAATCTGCATAACTACTTGACAATCAATGGTTAGTAGGTTTTATATTGTTTTTAGGTTAGATTTGAGTAGTTTTGGGGCAAAAATTGGGATGACAAACATACCATATCGGGAGCCTGATCCTGAAAGGCTTGCCAAGGCGGTTTCGGGTTTGAAGACTGCGAACGATTTGTACCGGCAGTTTGAGGATGCCCAACGTGAGAATGCCGCATCGCAACGCAAGCAGGATCGGAAGAACGTCATTTTCACATGGGCCAATATCGTTATTGCTGCATTAAGTTTGCTGATTGGTTATCTAAGTTATAGTGCCACGCTTACAGCGAACGCCGCTACGGTGGCGGCAGCAGATGCCACAAATAAACAGCTTCAATTAGAAGCAGCAATACACCGACTACAATTGAAATTGACTGAATATCAAGCCAAAAATGATTCGATGCGTACCATCGGCGAAGAAATGAACGAAGTTTTGAAAAGGAACGGGGCAAGTGATTGATCGGGTTTAGGTTCATTGTTTTGGGTGTTTGTTGTTATTTTTTTACTGACCTCGAAATGCAAGTCATAAATTTTCAAAGAACTCGGTCATAAGCATATTTAACCTACCAACTTTTTCTCTATTAACTCGCTTCCCATCCATATAAAGCCTCTTGTTAATTTCAATCATTATCCCCTTTACGTTTTTTTCCGTTCCATAAAACTCGCTTGGAATGATGCACCCCGAATA